AATTGGCATCACGAATTAGTTTCTTTACCTTCCCTGCTACTTCACCGCATTCACTCACTAAACCGAGGGCAGGATATAGCATTTTACTGTTTTCAATTTCCAGATAGATTGCTGTATTGCGAGCTTTCTGTTGATACTCTTTTAAGTCCATTATTGGTTTTCTCCTTCTTCTTCTTCTACCTCATGTTTTCCTAATTTCATTTTTGGTTGCCATTTAGCATTTTGAGTATCAGTAGCATAATATTTGTATGGGTCTTGTAAATTAATCATTTGCCAATCAGCCAACCCATTTTCAACGGCTTCTTCTGCTGTAAAAATTTTATCATGGGAACACAATTCTTCAATTTTCTTTATGGTAATACGTGGTTTTGCCGCTTTCATTCGGCCAAAATATATTTCATACATTTGTTGTCGTAATTTACTAGCATATTTGGCCCAAGCTTCAACGGACTTACAAGTACCGCTGAGTTCTTCAAAACCATCGTGAATCATAAATGTGCAGTGCGGAGCAACAATTCGGGAGTCACACCCTTGTACAATAATTGATCCCATGCTCATGGCATTGCCCCAGCAAATACCGTAGACGTGTGATGTTGATGCCCTGATAGCATCGTATATGGCCATTCCGTGAAACCAGCATCCACCCAAATTGTTCATATGCACAAAAATAGGTTTAGAAGATATACTATTGAGATGGCACATTGCTTTAATGAAAAATTCAGACATTTGACAATCAGTCCCAGATTCTCCTTCTCCACTTATCATTTCAGCATCGTGGGAACCAACATGAATTAATCGCTGCGATGGTAAATAGCTATACTCAAACCATCTATCAATGTCTTCTTTAATGTACGCCATTACCTGCCTCGTCGTTTAATGATTTAATACCACAATATTCACATTTCGTTGAATTGCCTTCTTTTCCATAACAGAATGGACACAGTGTCCTAATCGGGGTGGAAACTACGTATAAAGTTAAAATTTTATCTATACACTGACTACAAATAGAAATGCCTCCGAATATTTGCCGCATTCTATCTGTTGGCTTAAGTTTCCCGCACGTATCACACGGGAGTCTCTCTGTCGGTGATTCTCTGGAGTTTTTGAACCACCAACAGAAAATGTTCGAAATAGAGTTCGATAAAATCTTCTTTAATCCAACTATGGCCATCCATTATCTCCGGTATACTTCTAATTAAATCAGTAAATCGAGGCATTTCTTTACATAGTGAATCTTGAATAGTTTTTTGTTTTTCGTATGTCCTGAAATCAAATATGACGGGTTTTCCAGTGACTCTTTTGATTCGTCCACGAAGACCACTCAGACTGCTGCTAGCTCTCTCTATGGATATTTGTTTACCAGAATCAATAAGTTCTGACCACTGGGTTAGTAATGTTCGTATATTAGTTTTGTTCATAATGAGTTCTCTCTTCGTTGATGCTTTTGGATTGTGGTAGTTAGGGCTTTTTCGATTGACCAATTCAATTTATATATTCTATCATATAAAGTGAAATAATTAATTCCATATTCTTCAGCAAATTCAATTAAAAGCTGTGTTTTCCCAAAACCCTTCTAATAACCTTAAGTCTTCCGAATTTTTGTCCTATTAAATCGATTAGTTTAGGCATATAAATTACCCATTTGCCTATGATCTAATTCTTTTTTAATTTGCTCAATACACGTTTCACTTATATCCGAACCAATTGCATTTCTATTGGTCGCAATTGCAGCAAAAATTGAAGTTCCACTCCCTACAAATGGATCATAAACCGTTCCGTTTTCAGGACAATGTCCCAAAATAATTCTTTCAATAACTTTTTGATTTATTTGATTAGGGAACCATGATCTTCTTTCTTTGAAATTCCCACAAATTCTGGGGAAATCCCAAATATTTTGTGGAATCTTGCCCATTGGAGATGCTCTGGAATCATTATATTTTAATTGACGATCACTTGGTATTTTGATATTTTCTGGAATCATCAAAGAATTATTTAACCAATATATATTTCTATAGCATAAACTATATCTGTTATGACGAGATTGGTCCATTCCGAAATTAAATCTCCACAATAAGTGTTGGACTAATTCGATTCCTATATCACCAATGGCATTCTCAACCTCTTTTGTCCAGCATTCATTAAAAAGAAAAAATATCGGACCTTTGGTCAATTCCGACATTTTCTTTAACCAAAGACGTAATTTGGTCTCATATTCCCATTTGGGCATCTTATCTATATAATCTGGATATTTTTTGTCTAAACAATCAGGGATATCAGCTATAATTAAATCAACCCTCCCAATTTGAGAAGCAGGAATATCTTCAAATGCGCCTTGTATCAATTTAATCATTTTTGCCCCCTAATTCAATCCTACACCCCATTATACGGGTAACCACCAAGTTTGTTCGAAAAAAAATTAAAAATAATGGAACGTTTTGTCAAAAATGCCCTCTCTCTATATACGGAGGGACGATTTTATCGGACATAGAATTAAAAGGTGGTGGAAATGAGCGACAAGAAAACTAAGATAAAGTGCTGTTTGACGACCCACGGGACGGAACAGGCTGACGCTAAGGCTGTTGATGATTTGGCCGTACCCGATCCCGAATTAGCTATCGGAAAGCAAATAATTCAGGAAGCAACAGAAGAGGAATCTGATAGTGATAGTAAACCAAAACATTCTTGACGAAGCATATTCCATTATTGAACGATTAGCTAAATCACGTAGTGCTAATGGTGCATTCGCCTATTATGAAAATAATGATGTCTATCAAGAAATATGGTGCATGTGCCTAGAAGCTCTGGAGCGATATGACTCCCAGATAGGTCCAATTGAAAATTATTTGGTTCGACACGTCACCAATCGTATCAAAAATCTAAAAAGAGATAGATATTTTCGTCCTGGTTCAGATATTTCCACTTCTGGTCTGGCTCGTGTCAGAATGAACTTAATAAATGCTTTACCACTTGATGGTGGCGATATTGCCGTACAAGGTGTGCTTTTGTGTTCTACAACGGCTAGTGTTGAACCTGTTGAATATATTTTATGTAATGAAACTTTAATATATATCCGCGAACAATTACCCGACGATTTATGTGAGTCATTCGAAGAATTAATTGGCAATAATAGGGTTCGTAGTCCACTGGTTGAAGAAGTACGCCAAAAGGTTGCTGAGATTTTGAGTGAAAGGGATAATAATGTCTCAGGCTAAATATAAAAGATTATCCTCAAATCCCAAAGCGTTAAAGATTCTTGCTGATTGTGCGAAGCAGGGTCTAACGGATAAGAAAATTCAACAGCGATTGGCTCAAGAATGTGGATATCAATGGACAACTGATACGATTAGTAAGCGTCGTCGTCAAATGGGAGTGGTGAGAAATCAGGGCCAACCGACTAATGTTGATAGCCCAATGCTTACCATACCGCCCCATGGACTTTCTGATCCCGAAAAGGCTAACTGGTTTAGAGATCAATTCAAAAAAACACATTTATACACGACTATTCAAAAACAGTTTGAGCCTGAAGAAGTATCTACTTATTTGGAAGATTTTGGACTTTTGTGTTGTCAATTTGAAGATATTGTAATTTCTGAGTTTATGCAAGTCGATGATTTTTTAAAACACAGAATTCTCATTAATAGACAATTAATCTTGGCTCGTTCAGTTCAAACACAAATTGCCGATTTACAAGAATGGTTTATTTTGAACCCCAAGGTTGAGGGTGAACATCAAGATACTATTAAGTTTCGTATTGTGCAACAAAGGCAATTAGATAATAAGTATAGATATCTTAAAATAGCTAATGATCGATATGATGCTCTTGTGAAAGAACGACAAAAAATTTATAGTAGTTTGGCCGCAACACGTAGAGATCGTTTGGATGAGTTGAAGGGTGGTAAAGAAACATTTTTTGAGTTGGTGAGTCAAATGCAGCATTCACAGGACGAACGAGATAGGCAGGGGAGATTGGCAGAATTGACTAAACTGGCTTCGGAAGATATTAAAGAAGAATTCCGTAAGCCGACTCAGTTTCCAGACGGAAGTGTTGAGCCTATTATTATGGATGATCTCACATCCTTTGATATCGACGATGAAGATTAGATAGGTAAGGAAAAGGAAAGAATGAACAAAGTAGCCCTTTTAATTCCAAGACCCGGCATGTCTTATTCAATGGTTAATCAAGGTTATGCTGATGCATTAGAGCATCTCGGGTGGAAAGTTTATTTGTGCAATCCAAAAACTAAACTAGAATGTAAGAAGCTGATTGAGGAATACGGTGTTAAATTGATCATGACTCATTCCCGGTTCGGCATGAGACAATTGCCGATTAATACTATTAACGCCAACAAAGTATCGGTAGTTGTGGATGCTTTACCTTTGAATCTAACCCATGCAACTATTGATGGACCATACGAACTCGCCCACGACGATGAACCGGATTTAATTAAAAAAATCCAAAACGCTGTGGTTCACACCCATTTAGAACCCCATTTGTTGTCTACATATATGCATGGCTGGTTAGACAATAATATTGACATTGAGCACTTACCATTTGCTGGAAATTTAATTCAAGCCTTGCCGCCCACGTGCAATATACTGACTGATGTAGCAATGGTTGCCAATTTTACACATCGACAGGGTGTTATGAAACGTTTTATAGAACCTCTATTCAAGCGGCTTGATTTGCTCGGCTACTCCTACCAAGCATTTGGTGATAATATTTGGAAACTCGCAGGACTAAGTTGCAATGGCCCATTAAACAATATTACGAAATTAGCTCATATATATGCCACCGCTAAAATATGCCCAAATATTCATACAGAAAAACAAATTAGTTTTGGGGCATATGTTAATGAGAGATCATTCATGATTCCGCTATGTGGTGGAATACAGGTATCTGATAATCCATTGATTTCTAAATATTTTGGTTCACATTGCGAAATAGGTGTTAGCACAACCGATTATATGAATAAAGTTGTTGGGCTTGTTGATGATCAATCGCAACGCTTGGATAAAATTAAAGGCGGCGTAGAGCATGTGGCCCACAATCATACATATTTTAATAGACTTTCAACATTATTTGATACATTGGGATTGCTGGAATTTGCAGATGAGGCAAGAACTAAAGGACAAACAGCGGCGGTACAACACTGTTGGGGGATTGACGCGAGGCTCAGCGCCGCAGAAAGAGATATACCATATGATAACAAAACCATCAGAACGACGTAATCTGTGGAAACGAGTGGCGGGTGTTACTATGCCTATTACAAGAAAGAGGGTTAAATATGGTCGTAATTGGCTGTGTTTGTGTGGTAGCGGAAAGAAATATAAAAATTGTTGTATAAATGAGATCAACGACTTAACTGCTTCAGACGATAATGCTAATGTCGAAACATTGTCAGAGGACGTTCAAAAAATGATTGATGTTCAGCGTGAATCACAAGGAAATGAGAGGATAAAGGAAAATGGATAAGACAGTACTTATCACAGGAATAACTGGTCAAGATTCTAGTTACCTTTCGGAATTATTGCTCGACAAAGAATATAAAGTCTATGGAGTAATCCGACGATCCTCGGTTAATACGACAGAACGCATTGCTCACTTGTTGGATAATCCGAAATTCGAATTGGTGGAAGGTGATGTTACTGATGCGGTATGTATGCATCGATTGATTTCTGGTATTCAGCCGGATGAAGTTTATAATTTGGCAGCGATGTCAGTGGCTGCTGATTGTATTTGTCCGATTATGACTGCACAAGGAATTCAGCACAGGACCCTAGAATCATTGTGGAATCAGCAAGTTAAAAAGAAGAAAAATATCAGGGTTGAAAAGGTTGATGATATAGATGTAGAAGTGATTGACTTGCCTCAAGATACACAATTAAAATCACTTGGATTCTGGAATGGAATGGGTACATGGTTTAAAATTAGACAAATTTCTAGACATCGCTGGAATGATAAAATTGCTATTTGTAAGCAGAAATTTGGTTCAATCAAAGTTACACCCAATCATTCTTTGCTCGATGTTACAGGCAATCTGTGCCAGCCTCATGAAAATAAATGGTTGTTGAATGTTAGAAAAATTAATTATTCTTTTGATCAACAAAATATCGACCATCTCGAATTAACTATTCCCATCAACCACACAGAATGTGATGATAATTATGTATGGGCTAAAAGTAGTACCACTAAATTGACAAAAAATGTTAGTGGGGAAAGTCTCACAGCGCTGTGTCGATTTATTGGTGCATATATCGCAGAGGGGAGTGTTTCTTATAACAAGGCAAATGGTGGATATATTACTAGTATTGCCAACAACAATCTTGAATGGCTCAAAAGTCTTGAAAAAGATTTGAAGCAATTTTTCGTTGGTTCTTGTTGTTATTCACAAACCAAAAAGGAAGAACATGACAATACATGGAATTTACAGATGAGTTCAAAATCTTTGTATTTATTTCTTAAAAACCATTGTGGACAGGGAAGTAATAATAAGCGATTGCCGACGTGGTTTACGAAGCTAGGTATCGATAATCTAGCTGCATTATTCGAGAAAATGGTGGAAGGCGATGGGTGCATCAAGGAATGGAAAAATTCTAAATCCATAAGATATGGAACAACATCATATGAGTTAGCATGTCAACTTAGTCTTTTATTTACGATGCTTGGGCTGGACTATACAGTGAACCACCATGAGTATGATAATGAAAAATGGAGTGATGTGTATAATTTTAGGACATGTCTATCTTATGCTGCAAATCAGGGGGAAAATGGTAAAAGTGTTGAATTTGTAGATTATGATGGATTTGTTTATGATATATCTGTTGATGAAGTTTCCAATTTTGCTGTTGGCGTTGGTAATATTGTGGTTCACAATTCACATGTTGGCACTTCGTTTGATCAGCCGATTACTACATGCCATATTAATGCCCTCGGACCCCTTCACATATTAGAAGCAATTCGTCAATCGTCACCTAAAAGTAAATTTTATCAAGCCTCGACATCAGAACTTTGGGGAGATACAACCATTGCACCACAAGACGAAAATACACCGTTTAATCCCAATTCACCGTATGCTGTGGCAAAGCTTTATGCACATCACATCGTAGGACTTTATCGTCGGGCTTATGGTATTTTTGCCTGCGCAGGTATCCTGAACAATCACGAGTCCGAGCGTCGAGGGGAGACATTTGTAACCAGAAAGATTACCAAATATGTTGCGACATTACAAAACTGGATTGATACACATGATGGATTCCCGCAGAAAGATGTTGATGTTCCTCCATTGGCTTTGGGTAATATCGAAGCGAAGAGGGATTGGAGTCATGCTGAAGACATGGTTCGTGGTATGTGGTTAATGATGCAACAGGATGTACCTGACGACTATGTTCTGGGTTCAGGCAAAACCCATTCTGTAAGAGAATTGTTAGAAGTGGCTTTTGGGTTAATTGGTTTAGACTACAAGGACTATGTAATTGTTGATCCGAAGTTTTATCGACCCGTAGATGTTAATCTTTTACATGCTGATCCGACTAAAGCCAGAGAAATACTTGGTTGGGTGCCAACGATTACTTTCGGAGAGATGATAGATCGCATGGTTCAAAGTGACTACAAGGCGTTGATCGAATGCCCCGTTTAATTTTGCCGACATATACTGTCATTCGAGATACCCGAGAACAAGAAGGGCATGGGTGGACCTTCAATGCGCATACTCCAGAGCATCGTCCTCCACGGTGTGACGGAATGACCGTTGATACTCTTCAAACTGGTGACTATAGCCTTGTTGGTTACACTGATATTTTTGCTATTGAGCGCAAGTTTGCCTTTTCTGAATTGTGGGGTAATTATAGTAGTCAAAAACGACCTGCGTTTGAGGCTGAAATGGAAAGAATGTCGCAGCTTAAACATGCTTATATTATTATCGAATCTCAATTTACGCCCGACATTATGGAACTATCTCCACCTCAATTTGCTAAAGGTGTTCCAGGTAAGGCGTTGGTGAGGTGGCTGATGTACTTAACGGTTAAATATGGTGTCAATATTATTCCAGCCGGAGCTTGCGGTAAGCAAATAGCCCAGATGATTTGTGAAGAAGTTGTGCGTGTTGAAAAGGATCGATGGGTTCATCAGAAACCAAAAAGCAAATCGAGGGAGGATTGTCTTGGGTGCTAAGGTTACATTAGATGAGTTATTACACGGGGACCAAGGGAAACATAAATTCCTATTTCCTTTCCGTGATCGCGTACCTACAATTCGTAAGCATATTTTTACCGACCTTAAACAATCGAAAGACCCATTAGATCAAACTATTATTAGTAAGATGTTAGATATTAACTATATTGGCTGGACTGCCAAGGCGATATTGGGAATTGATCTTTTTCCTATTCAAATTGCTATATTACAAATTATGTGGAAAACACCTTTTCCAATGTTGGTAGCATCACGTGGTGGCTCGAAGACTTATTTGCTTGCAGTATATGCCGTCCTTCGGGCACTATTTGATCCTGGTTCTAAGATTGTTATTGTTGGTGCCGGCTTAAGGCAGGCTAGGTTAGTGTTTGGTTATATTGAAACAATTTGGTCCAATTCACCCATATTAAGAAGTATTGTTGGTGGTGGTAAAAAAGCTGGTCCGCGTCAAAGTGTTGACCTTTGTTATTTTAAGATTGGTGACAGTATAGTGACAGCCCTCCCGTTGGGGGACGGATGTGTCAATTGTGAGACACTTATTACTTATCAAGATTGTTTTGGCACGATTTCTGATGATCAAGCGGATGGCCAAACGGAAAAAACTATTATTAATCGTTCCAGAAATATTTGGGGTAATAAAAAATTCAGATTGAGTGATGAATCATATTGCAATGGCATGGCCAAAACTAAAAAGATTACAACTAGTAAAAATTTTGAAATTGAGGGAACATTTAACCATAAGATTAAAGTATTGCGTGACGCCAAGGTCCAATGGGTAAGGCTCGATGAAATTGTTCTAGGTGATAGGGTGTTGATCGATCGTTCACGGCGATGGCACAATGGTTCTAATGATGTTACTGTAGACGAAGGATATGCCCTTGGGCTTCTAACAGGAAATGGCTGTTTTACATATCCAGATCGGCTTTCTTTTTCTACGGCTGATGTTGAATTACTGGAAGCGATGAAATGTATAGGTTCTTTTGTTAAGAGAAAAAATAATCCATATGAATATTTATATTATGGAAATAAAAAAAGACGAAATTTCTTAAATAAATTTGGAGTGAACCCCGTATTATCATATGAAAAAACAATTCCTACCTCTATCATGTCGGCGAGTCGTGATGTAATGTCTGCTTTTCTTCGGGGTTTGTTTGATAGTGATGGTGGAGTTCAACAAATTTTTCGCCCAGATAAGCAAGCTTCTGGAGGAATGATTCGTCTGACCAGTACGAGTAAAACAATGCTTCAGCAAGTTCAGTTTATTTTATTACATTATGGTATTATTTCGTCTATTAAAGAGAAGAAAAATTATGAAAGGTCTCGCCACCAATGTTATGAATTGAATATATGTGGTAGGAATATAAAATTATTTTGGAAAAACATTGGATTTGGGCTCAGTAGGAAGCAGTGTATTTTAGATAAGATTGTTGATAGTAAAAAAGATCGGCAAGGTCGTGATGATGTTGTACCCGGAATCAATCATTTGATGTGTGGTATTAGGGATGATTATAGTCATAATTTAGCAGGAAAAGAGAGAGTTGCTTTTAACACCACAATGTCTCGTATTCGTAAGGGACAACATGGTAGATGGCAGTTACAAAGATTTTTGAAAGTTTTTGGCCATATAAAAGATGAGAGATTGGATACAATTCGTTCCTTGGGTAGTGATGATATCTATTACGATGATGTAACGGGTATTGTAGATGGTGAATGTGTTACATTCGACGTTCATGTGCCGGAAGATCATGAATATTGTGCCAATGGGTGGCACAGTCATAATACAAAAATTCGCGGTTTCAGAGCAACAACAGTTCTGGTTGATGAATTTGCTAGTGTACCTGAAGATGTTTTTGATATCGTAGTCCGTGGCTTCGCCTCTACAACTAAGACACCAGTTGAAGAAGCTAAAAGAATAGCTTTTGATAAGCAATTGATTCAAATGGATATTCCAGAAGATGTTAAACAACAGATTGTTCTTGATGTCAAACAAAAACAGGGTAACCAAATTATTTATTGTGGTACTGCCTATTATGCTTTCAATCATTTTGCTAAAAAATATCAAATGTGGCAAGATATCATTCGGAGTAAAGGTGATCCTTCTATTATTGCAAATATTTTTGGTGGAGAGAATTTAGTTCCTGACAATTTTGATTATCGAGATTATGCTGTAATACGTATTCCACACACTCATTTGCCAGATGGTCTATTAGATCAAAGGCAACTTGCTCACGCTAAAGCCACATTACCACGAAATATATTTCTCATGGAGTTCGGGGGAGTGTTCGTTAAGGATTCGGACGGGTTTTACCCTCGTAGTCTTATAGAAGGATGTACCGTTGGACCTAATAAGCCAATAGAGACACCCGATGGTGCGGTAACTTTTACTCCATTAATGAGGGGGCAATCTAAGCGTAAATATGTGATGGGAATTGATCCAGCAGCAGAAAGAGATAATCTTGCAATTACAATGACAGAGGTTTGGCAGAACCATTATCGTGTAGTATACTGTTGGGTTGTTAACAAGAAGGAATTTCTAAAACGGAAAAAGCAAGGACTAATTACTGACGATGATTACTATGCTTACTGTTGTTCGAGAATTCGTGAGCTTGTTCGATTATTTAATCCGATGCGTATCGAAATGGATAGTCAAGGTGGTGGTTATGCTATATCAGAAATGCTTCGGAATAAAAAATTACTTGATATAGATAATGGCGATTTCCCAATTTATGAAGTTATAGATTTTGACGATCCTAAATCAACAGACGGTGAAACAGATGGACGACACATTTTACATCTTGTCAAGCAAAGTACAGAATTTAATCAAGAAGCCAATATAGCTTTACACAAAAGTTTAGAAACCCATACTTTACTATTCCCAGCTTTTGATAGTGTTAAGATGTATGCCGCACTTGAAGCAGAGAAATCTATGGGTGTTATTTTTGATACCTATGAAGAAAATGTGTTTAATATTGAAGAGTTAAAAAACGAACTTTGTACAATTCAAATGAGCGAAACTGCAACAGGCAGAGAAAAGTTTGACACTCCTCAAGTAGTTAGTCCGGGGGCGGTAGAAGGTCGGGCCAAGAAGGGTAGGCTTCGCAAAGACAGATATACGGCCCTCATGTTATCTCATAAATATATTTATGATACTGAAATAGCTCCCGATGAGAACATCGATTATGAAGATGTGGCCGGGAATATTAAAAAACGAGAGAAACCCGGTAAGAATGAAGCCTTTTACCGAGGAGAAGGAGTAGGACGTATGCGCAATGCCAAAGAAGCTCGTCAAGGCATTATTTTTAAGGCTGTGAAAAAGAATAAGCGGATTTAATACCAATTGTGTATAATTGACTGAACCGCATTCGCATTACAATATGATTGACAGGAGAAGCTAAATGGCTCAAAAAAAATCCAGTGCTAATAAATCAACTAAAAAGGGTTTTTATACAAAGGGTACGCAAGGTCTTGCTAACCATATTCTTCCCGAAACCAATAGTGTTACCCATGGATTATCACATTGTACAGTAGCATCTGATATTAATCTTCGTGCTGGGTTTAATCGTCATGATCGTGACGCCCAGCGTCCTAGCGACAAGCTTCCAACTGAACACGCAAAGATTATTCAAGCTTGCCAAGTCATTTATCGTAGAGTTGGTATGGTTAGGAATATTATTGACTTAATGACCGATTTCGCAGCAGAGGGATTGGAATTACAGCATACCACCAAAACTCAGGAACGATTTTATCAGGAATGGGCCAGACGAGTAAATTTACAGGGTAGAGCCCACGATTTCATGAAATTACTGATGCGAGATGCCAATGTAATCGTTTATCGTAAAAATGCTCGTATTACTAAGCCTGCTAAAAAAGAGATGACTAAAGGGTCTGATCAACCAGAAAAAATCCAGACTACACAAAAGGAAACAAGCCGCAATGTAATTCCTTGGAAATATACATTTTTGTCACCAGCTATTATCGAAAAAATCGGTGGCGAAGTAGGTCGCTTTTTCGGTTCTGATGTCCTTGGAATGCGTATGCCACACGCTTTGGCAAATGCTATAAAAAGCCCCAAAGGTGATGCAGAAAAGGAATTTGTTTCAAAATTGCCAGAAGAGATTGTTCAAGCCGCCCAGAAAAGTGGTACTGTATTTGCTCTCCAAATGAATAATATTTATGTCGAGTATTATAAAAAAGATGATTGGGAGGATTGGGGTACGCCATTTTTATACGGTGTTCTCGAAGATATTATGTTTAAAGAAAAAATGCGGTTGGCTGACATGGCAGCATTAGATGGTGTAATTAATGTTGTTCGTTTGTGGAAATTGGGCAAAGCAGATCAGCAGATTTATCCAGCACCCGCTATTGTAGATAGACTTATTGATATTCTTCAAAGCAATACTGGTGGTGGGTGTATGGACCTTGTCTGGGATGATATGATTGATCTTCAGGTCGAATATCCACCCACCGATAAGATTTTGGGACCAGAAAAATACAAAGGTGTTAACGCAGATATTGTTCAAGGTTTGGGTATTCCAGACTCTTTGGTTGGCGGAATAGATGAAGGAACACGCAATGCTCAATCGGCTTTTGTTCAATTAAAAACTTTGGCCGAACGCTTAGAATATGTACGTGGGTGCGCTATCCGTTGGATGGAGGGGGAATTACGCCGTGTCGCCGATGCCATGGGTTTCAAAAGAATTCCTGCAATTAATTTTGGTATTATGTCTTTGCGGGATGAAGCGGCAGAAAAGCAACTAATTATCCAGTTACTTGATCGTGGTATCATTTCGTCCGAGAAAACTACCGAGGTATTTGGCGTTAATTATATGATCGAACTTGAAAGAATAAAGGCAGAGCAACAAATTAGAGAGGAAACCCCTGGTGTATTAGAAAAAGCTGGTCCATATCATAGACCATTCTCAGTTATGGAAAAACAAACCGAACATGCTATTCAGATACAGAAAGTCAAACAAGGGCTTCATCGAGACAGCAATCTACCGCGCAGTAAAGACAACGGAGGGGGCGACAACCCCAGCGGTGATCAACCGAAGGATGATGGGATAAACTCGCCAGGGCGACCTCCGTCAACTAAAGACACGAAACCCCGCGATGAACGCACACCAAAGACACAATCTATGTTATATATTATTGCGGATGAACTGCTAGATCAGATTGATAAATTAATTGATAATCCCTATCTTAAGCAAACTAAGGTCAAAAATATGCGGTCTCTAACTAAGGCCCAACGAACCGAATTAGATGGGGTCAAACGCACCATGTTTTCTGTCTTGCGTCCTGGGGATACAGTAACAAAGAAGCTTATAGCTGAAAGATTAAATACAGCACAAAAGGATATTAAGTGTATGGAAGTTGTTTTAAATAAATTGGTGACAGGTTTTGTTGCATCGACTCAAAAAGAACCAACCATCAAAGAACGTCGGGTTTTGACAGTTTTGGCATGGATTAATGTAATTGAATAGAAGGAGACAGTTATGGCAATGGTAGTAGTATCGGTAGATACAAAAAGTAGGCAGGCAATTCTTACTGTTAATGGTGTTTTGGTTTCCAGTGATGAATTTAATATAGGTAAATATAAGAAATATGATGAAGATGGATATGAAATATCTTTTGGATATACAATTGAAAGAGTCGATGACGACGGAATAGTTGAAAGGCGACAGTTCTATCTTCCTTCACAAGAGGAAATTGCCGTTACAGCTAATGCAGAGCTTAATGATGACGGATTTGCGTCCAAAGTAGTTCATGATGACGAAAAGGCCAAGGCTGATGTGATTAAGTTTCTCAAGAATCCTTAAGAAAGGTCTTTTATATATATAATCTTATTTAATAATTGTGTATAATTGATACGATGGAGACTCATATGCGCATTTATCAAGCTGAAAAAGACGCTGGCTTAGATTCCCAAATGAATGAAGCCGGAAGTTCTACTGCATTTGTTACAGCACCAGTACAAATTGGTGATATTAAGAAATATTTCGACGGCATGTCTGTTGCCGATTTGGTAAAAGCAACGGATACTGTACAGAGTGTAGAAGAACTTCTTGGTAAAGAACAACCCGATTTAGCTCTAGTTGTTGCTATTTTAGTTAGCACTGGCTGGAACTTAAACGATGACATTTTTACACCAGAAGAAGTGTGGAAAGCTCGGTCCTCTCCATTACATAAACCAATAAATGATAATCATGATATCGGAAGAATTTTGGGACATATGGTTCAAAGTAGAGTATTGGATAAATCTGGGAATGAAATTGAACTAGCTGAGAACGAAGCTATCCCGTCCGAATTTGATCTTGAAGTTGCTGGAGTTCTATATAAAGCATTTCCCGAATTAACTGAACGAATCGATGAAATTATTGCCAAAGCCCAGAAGGGCGAAATGTTTGTTTCAATGGAAGCTTGGTTTCCAGATTTTGGTTATGGCTTAATGGATTCTGCAACTGGTGAAATTAAATTGATCGAGCGTACCGAAGATACTGCCTTTTTAACAAAACATTTGATGATTTATGGCGGTAGCGGCAAGTATCAGGATTACAAAGTTGGTCGAGTTTTGAGGGATTTTATATTTGGTGCCCAAGGATTTGTAGATATACCTGCGAACCCTGAATCAGTAATTAAAGTGGCAGCAAATAAGCAAGTTTACGTAACGGCTGAATTAAGTGAATTATTGAAAGGGGGTGTAGAAGACGTGGATGAAAAACAAATCAAGGAGCTTCAGGTGGATTTAGAGAGCAAGACACAAAAGGTGGTTGAATTACAGAAGCTTGTAGAGGATGTTCAGGCTAAGACCAAGGAGTATGATGGTCAAATTGCTACTCTAACAGAAAAGGTTGAGGAGCTTACTGCTAATGTGACGGAGGCTTCAGAAAAGATGGTAGTTGTTGAGACTGAAAAGACGGAACTTCAGAAGCAATTCGATGAGGTAACTAAGCGTGCCGAGAAGAGTGAGTCGGACCTAGAAGGGATTCGTAAGGTTGAAATGGCTCGTGAGAGATTGGTCAAACTATCAGAAGTTAAAAAGGTTGATGATGAGAAAGTGGCGTTAGCTGAGCTTTGTGAAATGACCGAAGAGACGTTCGCATTAGTTTTGAAGTATGCTGGTGAAGTTAAGACCAGTATCGGAGACAAAACGGTGGACGAAAAAGAAAAAGAAGTAGAGCAAGCAGAGGCGGTTTTAAATGATGCAAAAGTAGAAGATACTGCTGAGCTTAAGGCAACGGAAGATACTGTAAAAGCAAAAGCTGAGCAATATGTAGCAATGGCAAACGCGCTTTGTGGGTGCGAAGACAAAGAAAACGAAGGGGGTGAATAGGGATGGCTTTGAAACCAGATCGTGAATATAATGAAGTTACAGATATTACCAATTTCTGGCTGGCTACTCAAGCTACTGCTGTTGCAAGAGGCGGGATTGCTAGTGTGGTTACGCAAGGAAGTGGTGCGGCTATGGGGCAAAATATTGTTGATGAACCCAACGTGGTCGATTATGAAGGTACTGTTGCCAGTACTACGATTCCAAAGGGTGTTCTATTACAAGATGTTGCTTTGAGAATGAGTACAACTCGGGATTTTATTAATTATGAAAATTCAGAAATTCGTCCTGGTGACAAGTGTACTCTATTAAAGAAGGGGTTTGTGGTTACTGATATGATTGGTGCCGCTCAGACTCCGGCTGTTGGGGGTATTGCTTATCTTGGTGATGATGGTTTATTGTTTACGACTCAGCAAAATAGTGGTCCTAGCGTGGGTCGTTTTGAAACAACCAAGGATGCAAATGGTTTTGTTCGAGTTTCTATTGAGATTACTTAAGGGGGTGAAGAAGAATGAAGCGTAATATTAGAAAACCAACTCCTGAGCAAGTTGAACTTCTAAAGCGAACCGGTTCGCCTAATAAGGGCGAAGCTCTGGAAGCGATGCATTCTCTAGCTCAGGCTCTACAAGTTCCTTTACGGTCAGCATTGCTCAATGGCGATATTTTGGGCGGAATCTTCGCACCAGAAGTTCTCGATCCAAGTGCAACCGCTGAGTATCCGCTGGATTTCTATCAGACAGCAGATGAAAAAGATTATGTGGCATATATGATTCCTAGCGAAGGCGCATTGCCACTAAGAAATATCACCGGTGACGCTGTAACAGTTAGTACCTATGAGGTTGGTAATGCGATTGACTGGCCACTGAAGTATGCAAGAACTGCACGGTGGGATATAGTTGCTCGTGCAATGCAGGTACTTGAGGCTGGTTTTGTTAAGAAGATGAATACTGATGGGTGGCGTGTTCTTATAGCAGCAGCCGCAGGTCGTACCGACTATAATGGTGGTGCTCCACTGGTATACGATAGTGCTGCAACGGCTGGTCAATTTACGAAGCGTCTCGTTTCTCTAATGAAGACGACTATGATTCGCCTGGCTGGTGGAAATAGTGCATCAGTTAATCGGGGTCGCTTAACAGACATATATCTGAGTCCAGAAGCTCTAGAAGATATTAGAGAATGGGATCATGACGAAGTTGATGACGTAACTCGTAGAGAGATTTTCACTGCTGGTGACGGTGGTGGCCCAATGGCTCGTATCTACGGCGTTAATCTACATACGTTAGATGAGCTTGGTGTCGGTCAAGAATTCCAGACTTATTTCGCAACACTAGGTGTTAATATGGGCACAAGCGATGAGGAAATAGTTATTGGCCTTGATCTGTCAAAGGGTGATTCCTTCGTGATGCCGATTAAGCTCGAATTAGAAATCTATGAAGATGATAATCTGCATAGACGCAGACGGGCTGGGTTCTACGGTTTTCAGGAGCATGGATTTGCTAGCCTCGACGGAAAAAGGTGTCTCTTGGGATCGTTCTAAACTATTGTAAACAAAGAACTTATGTTCTTTTTGATAATCAAAGAGGGAAAAGGATAAAATCTTTTCCCTCTTTTTATTTGAAAATTTTTATAAAATCAGGAACAAACTGCTGCGTAGAGTGTATAATAGTTCTGGACTTGATATGACACCAGATATTAACAAATGTTCCGACTTGCATATTGCTATATTTTTGTATAGCAGGGGTTTTTCTACCCATAAAATTGGTGAGATATTTGGTGTTAGTGCCAATGTTATTATAAGACATTTTCGAAAATCTAATATTCAGTTAAGAAATCCTGGTAGAATATCTAAAAAATTAAATTTTGATTTAATTAAAAATGATTATATTAATGATAAAATGCCTATCCGAAAGATAGCCCACAAATACGGTGTTAGTTCGTCAGTTATTCGTAAAATTTTATCCAAAAATGGCATTAAATTAGTAGGCAATAGGGGGCTTCAGTCTGTTCATATTGATAAAGATAAACTATATGATTTATATGTTGTTCAACATAACAGCATCCAACAGTGTGCAGCCTATTTCCATGTTCACTCAACCACTATTAAGCGTAAATTGGATGAAATGAAAATTGATGTCCATAAATCTGATTATCATGATATTAATACGAGGGTAACAAATGAACAACTTTTGGATTTGTATGTCAACCAACACAAGACTATTCGTCAATGTGCTAAGGTTTTTAAAGTTAGTCGAGCCACTCTTAGAAAAAAATTAAATGAGATGGGAATTAAAGTTCGGCCAAAGGGTCACGGAATTGATATATCAACAACATCCCAAGAAATAATTATAGACTTATATTGGAATAAGAGATTTACTATTAACGCAATATCTGAATACCTTGATATTAGTCCATATTTAGTCAGACGAGAATTAATTAAGTCGGAACGTGGTACACGATCTAGTTCTGACAAAATGAGATTGTTTTATGGTACGGAGTCAATATCAGATGATCAATTAATTTATTTACATGATATTTTAGGATGGACATGTTATAAAATTGCTAGATACTTTAATAGAGAAGAGAGTTTTGTAAGTCACAGATTTCAATCAATAAACAAAAGGGCTCGCAAGCCTATTGGTAAATATAATCATCGCTGGAAAGGCGGGATAACAGCAATCGACGACCACATTAGGCGATGCAACCAATATATAAAATGGAGAAAAGGCCGCTTTGCCAAAAATGATTATTTTAGTCAAATCTCTAATGGGCGTGGAACATTAAATTGTCACCATATTTATCCTTTTAGGGTTATTTTACAGTCATCCATGACCAAACATAAACCACTCCTGGACGAATATAAAAGATTAGCTATGGCAAATGATGATCGCTTTTTTGATCTAGAAAATGGTTTAGTTATTACGGACGAAGAACACAATAAAATAGAAAGGGGTAAGCTAGAGAATGCTCACCCCTGGTGGAAAATTTGGCGAGCATACCCTGACTTTGCAATTAAACAAAACAATTTAGATTCCAGCGATTTTCAATTATTTGATAATAATGGTCAATTATCACCTAATGAATATACCATACAAATTTCAACAGCAAAAGAAATACGGCAAATAATTAGATATGAGCATTATTTAGGTACCGTTCCCGGATCGAAACTTATTCTTGTTGCAAAAAGAGGTGGTGTGATTATCGGAATTGCGACTTTTGGTACTGGGACTAATAAGCATATTGCCAAAGATACTTGGGAATTAACTCGCTTATGTATTCCATTCTATGTTGTAAAACCTTTCGCTTGTGAATTTTTGCATAAATGCTGTGAATATATCAAAAATCAATGTCCCCAAATTAAAAAACTAATGGCATTTGCGGATTCTTCTGTGGGACACAATGGCGGTGTTTATAGAATGGCCAAATGGGATAAGGCAGGGAAAACACAACCAAGTTATGCCTATTTTGATCCTACAACATTTAAACTTAGACATAAAGCATCGTGTCGGCGAATTAAGGGTGTAGATAAAACTGAACGCGAATTAGCCCAAGAGCGAGGGTGGATTCGTATTCCGTTGGGCCATAAATACAGATATACTTTAATTCTATAAGTTCATTTATCTAACTCATATCTCAAAGGCTGGGGCTGTATGTGCAGTTTTCGGTCTTCTCTTTTGGTGTATAATTTAATAGTTAGTGAAAGTTCTTTTTACCTTGGGGATTTTATGCCTTTATCAGACGCGAAAGTAATAGAACTATACTCTCAAGGCGAAAGTTGTGCTGCGGTGGCTCGCTTAGATGGTTGTAGTGAAACATCAATGTATAATAGATTCAAATCTCTTGATATTAAAATGCGAAATCGATCAGAAGCAAACCAAATTTTTCCAGATTCTATTTTTATAATACTATACAACGTGGGCCTTTCTACTTCACAAATTGGAAGACTTTTGGGTGTTGATTCTTCGACAGTCACAAAACGACTGCATACTCTTAAGTTCCCCTTGCGGTCTCGCAATATCGCGTCTCGCATCCGATACACTGAAGATGAATTTAAACAACATTTTATGATACCCGGTATTTTGAATCAACTTGTTGAATTAGTTAGATAAGGAGGATTGAATATGGCTTTAATAGGACAATCAATTGCGGAATTTGATTTCTTTCCAGATGCGCCACCGGCCATTGTCGGCGAATTGACAACGGGGCAAACAGTCAATATTGAGCTTTGGAAAGATGGGGTAGCAGTATCTATTAGTGCTAGTGGCTGTGATGAAATTAATAGTACAGGACGATACAGTTGGTCTACTGGCGGCATTTCAACCCTGAGTGCGAGTCGAGAACAATTCCACTGGCGAATGTCCACAAGCGGTTTAGTCCAAACAGATGAGGGCGACTTTGTGCTTGTCTCACATGAAAATCACGATAGTGGTATGCCATCGATAGACAACAAAAGTTCGTACATCATACAGAACTAAGGGGAGATAGATGTGTCCGAATCATTAAGGATTGTTCATCGTCTGGTAAGAACTGGGGATTATCACCCACAATTGGTAGGATCATTCGTTGATGATGCGTCGTCGGTTAATATTCGAGTGTGGGATATCGTAGATGGAATAAACTCGCCAGTAGCCATAGCAAGCAGCGGATGCTCAGAAATAGGCAATACCAACAGGTGGCGTTGGTCCACAGAACACCTCCCTTTTGCGTCTGGCTACAACAATTACCATTATTATTTTGAAATGGCTGCTAATACTGGTGAAACAGATTACGGAGAGTTTTTTCTTACCGTACCCGAACGTGGTCGGTGGGTTTATCCATAAAGGGGTAAAGCATGGCGTGGACAGCAGATTTAGTTTTAATGACCAGAGTTTTAATCAGTGACATTGATTCGCCACAGACTTATGCAGATGAATATCTTCAACGAGTATTGATTACTGCTGGGATAATGGTTGATACTGAAATTACTTTTGGCTATGATTATACGTATGACATCAGTGCTATAACAATTTCCCCCGATCCCGTAGCTAGTGGGGATTCAACTTTTATGGCTCTTATACCATTAAAAGCCGCCTGTATTATTACACATGGTGAGTTTAAACAGGCATTGGGACAAGGAATCAAAGTACGCGATGGTGATAGTGCGATTGATACAAGTGTTAGTTTTAGGGGTTACCGTGATATTTTAGAATTTGGGCCTTGTGCTGCGTATGAGAAATTGAAATGGTCCTTACTAGTTTCTAATGGTATTGGCAAAGCTGTTTTGGGGCCACACAGGATATCCGGAGGTAGTGCGTTGGATACTATATCATGGTATTATGATCAATTTCAAACCAATCGTAAAGACAGATTTTAATTACCAATTGGTATATTCTGAGAACATAAAGGATCGATTTAGTGGCTAGTTTCTCTGGGGTTTTACATAGTGACGCATCTGACATCAGTCCATTTACTGATGGTAATCGATCTATTAAAAATGCCTCTGCGGCTAACACGATTGAGATTGGTGTTCCTGGGGAGGACCATGAATATTGGGGTTTTATTAGTGAATCAGGATTACCCGGCAATATATCCTGGGAAGATGGTGGTACATGGTCAGCTACTATTAGAGTAGTTGTTGGTACTACAAATATTCGTGCTAGATGCAAAGCCGTTAGAATTGATCCTAGTGGCAGTATAGTACAGGATGGTTTTTATTGTCCTTATCAAATTTTAAGTGCTGGAAATAAAACTTTTACAATAAATAGTCCGTCATGGGATGATGGTGAAGAAGATGTTAGCAACAGATTAGCTGTCGCAATTGATTTTACCAATACCTTTTTTGGTGCGCAGTCTGTAACTATAGGTACTAACACAGTAGTCGAAAAGGTAGAAACAAACATAACAGTTGGTGCGTCCCCGATAAGTGGTAGCACAGATTTATTTACTCAGGGTCATCTTCAGTCTTCTGGTAATTTAAATCTATTTGCAAGTGGACATGGTCAACTTACTAATACTTTGAATTTATTTCTTCAAGTCGAACCACATCCATTTAAAACTTATTCAACCATTCTCGCTACTGTATCAGGTTTATATACTCAAGATATTGATTTACCACAAGGATTTGGTACTCCTACGTTTGTTGTTGCAGTAACCTCTTCGGCTATGTGGGGAGGGGAAGCCCAGCATCACCAAGCTAGAATGTGCGTAGGATTTTCTGATGGCGTGAATAACAGATGTTCACTATGCCAATCTCGTGACGAAATTCCCGTTGGAACACAGACTTACAGGTTTAATTCTTCGGATTATTCAATTTATCTTCTTCAGGCTGGGGGTGGTACCCCAAGATCGGTTGGTAAATTAACGTTTCACGAAGATAAAATAACCGTTCACTGGGACAAGGTTGCTGCATGTACTGTTACGTTTCTCATATTAACTGGGACAGAACATGTCTGGATAGACGGATTTACACACGATTACAACATAGATGGAGAATATAAATTAAAAAATGACTTGGGCTGGGAACCAACATTTATTTTGTCTACCAGCACATGGTCGGATTTTGATTCTTACGATGTTAATGCTGCATTAAATTTTGGTTGTGCCATAAATAATGATAATATATCACAAAGAAGTCTTAATTGGTATTCAAAGGATGTAATAGCTGGTACACCAGAAGTAGGTGCGTTTTTTAGTAATCAACTTTTCCAGCGCATCGATGAAGCATCAGTATATACCGGATTATCAATAAATGAATTTTTACCGAATGGTTTCAGCACACAAATTAGTGACAGTGGTCATGCTAAATACTTAAATTTAGCCGCGATTCAACTGCCGAGCGGTATAGATACACACCTACAGACATTTTTAACAAAATCATCCAGTGGCGTACAATCATATACTGATTTTGGGTTTAAACCTAAAACACAAATAGTTACCCAAACATTAATGACTGTATCCGGTTCGCATCAAACTAACGAACAAGCACATTGTTTTGCTATTGGCGCTGGGCGTGGTTTATTTGGTCTTAACGAATGGTCTCAGTCGTACCGAGATGAAGAGGGTGGTTCAGAAACTGAGACAGAAAATCATATTTATGGTAGTATTATTGGTATAGATAGTCATGATGGTAGTGGTAGTAATGTCGGTCATACACAATCTTATGATTTAGATGGAGTTACATATGATTACACCAATATTGATGCTGGCGATGCATACTGTTGGGGGTTATATTTTCGAAGCGAAGAACCAAGTGCTACTTTGGATTTATTTATCGAAAGTACCGTATCACTGAGCGGTACTGTCGATTTGTTTATTGATGGCGTTGGTTCGCACAGTGGCCAGATAAATTCATTTATACATGGATATGAGAATCAAGCTATATCTGGTGACTTATTTATTCATGGTGATAAAAATATTTTAACGTCAGGTGATTTGTTGATAGAGGGGTGCGATGTGATACAAACATCCGGAAATTTATTTATTCATGGCTACGAAGATATTTCTACTTCTGGTGATTTATTTATACATGGATACGAATTATATACCACATCAGGTGATCTTTACATTGTAGGCCCACAACAAATAGCCGATTCGGGTAATTTGTTTGTTCACGGATATAGCAACACTATTGCGTCTGGTAATCTTTTCATGTCCTCCCCGACACAAGTAATCGATTCTGGTAACTTGTTTATTAATGGATATGAAAGTATTACTGATTCGGGCAATTTATTTGTTCATGGCCACCAAGTTACACAAGCATCTGGTGATTTGCACGTTGAGGGTCGTGAGTCGCTTACAGCATCTGGCGATTTATATATCGCTGGGCTTTTTGTTGCTAGTGGATTTCTCAATTCGGAAAATGTTGTTTTTTATCATCCATTGGATAATTATGTGGATGGTATTCAAGGAGAAACATGGGCTGGATCAGCAGCATTTGATCTTGCAATTATCTCTAGTGGAATTGGTTCTGCTAAATTGGGTGGGCCGCTAGTTTCACAAGGGACTTCGATTCCACAAA